ATCCGAATATGTATCATTCGAACCCGTTGAAACATCACTATAAGATGTATTTGAACCAGTGTCAACATCACCATATGCAAAGATATTTACAGTTCCTATGCTTGTAGTTATAGATTGGCTTGGTAATCCAATAATAATATCAGTTAAAGATACGGAGCCAACACTAGCAGTAAACGATTGACCTGTTAATCCTAGACCTTCTTCTATTGTTAAAGAGCCTACAGATGCTGTAGCTGATTGACCGGTTGGTTGAGCAACGGCACTACCTAATCCAACAATAGTTCCTTGACTAAATGTTGCCTCTAATCCAGATGGTTGAACTACATCATTTGGTATTGTAACACTACCAACACTAGCGGTAAATGATACTCCTGTTAATTGTGCTTGTTGTGAAGAAATACCTTGTGCAGTTCCTTGTGCCGATGTGATTGATACACCAGAAAGTATAGCTGTTTCGTTTGGTGCTTTTGCTGTTCCTTGGCTTGCGGTAAAAGATTGACCTGTTAAGCCAATCGTCATATCATTAACGGTTAAAGATCCAACAGAAGTAGTTGCAGACTGACCTGACAATCCTACCTGCATATCCACAACAGATATTGCACCAACTGAAAAAGTTGCTGATATTCCCTCTACTACAACCGGAACAAAAGCCTCACCTTGTGATGATGTAATAGATTGTCCCGTTGGTGTAATTATAATATCAGGTACGTCAATTGAACCAACACTAGATGTTATAGATAAACCTGTTGGAAATACTGTTGCGTCTTTGAGTTCGCCCCATTCACCATCATTCCAGGCTTGTGCACCCCAACCTACTTTTAAAGTCGTAGCTTCGTTCCAATTAGCCTGATCCCAGGTTAATCGGCCCCATCCTGAAGATACCGACATGGTCGGCCTCCTATGCTAATCTGATGATCGCGTTACTTGCGTCTGCTGTTGGAAACTCTATTTTAAAAGTTCCATTACTAGCTGTTTTATCACCACCAAATGCAATAACACAAACAGCATCAGTCGTGCTTGAACCACCATCTGTTGTCGTATTATATATTAACGCACCGTTTGCAGTGAAAGAAGCAGATGTATAAGTTACATCTGAAAAATCTGTGAAAGCTGTTGTTGAAGATAAAGACACACCAGAGTTTGTAAGAGTTGCTCCACCTGCTGTGTAAGCAGATCCAGATGTGTTTGATATTTCATTTGATGTTGAATAATCTGTTGTTGATGCACCTAAAGATGCTGAACTTGTAAATAATGCAATCTTAAAAGTGTGTCCACCTGAAGATTCAAAACTATGTTTGCCTTGTAAAAGCTCTTGTTTAAAGCTTGAACATATTGCTGATGATATTGCCATAATAATCTCCTACGGGTTTGCTGAGGTTACTGGTATACGAACAGCGCCATCAGTGTAGTCATCTCTTCGTCTTCTACCAACTTGCTCGTTAGCAAACTTCTGTACTTCTTGTTTATATTTGTTTTCATATAAAGTCAACATATCAATAGGGCCTTTTAAAAATCCGTATGCCTCTGATAAACAACAATATAATAGTCCATTTGAAAAATTCATGCTAATGTAGTTAACACCATCACCCTCTAAAAGATCTGGCATTTTATTAAAATGCACTCTAAATCTGTATGTTGTATTAGGAACTGGAGCAAAAGCTATACGTCCTGATGTCGTATCTGATTCTCCTGTACCTCCACCAAACATAGCATAATATTTAGGTTGACCTTGAGCAGCCGATGTTCCTGTTACATCTTGATATTCTTGTAGGTATGTGTAGTCTTTTTTCTCTAACCATCTATTAGCTCCTGTAGTTTCTGATCCTGCGGTATCATAAACTTGTATACCTCTTATAAATAATGATCCTGCTGGAGCGTTAATAGATTCTTGTCCAGCAACTAAATTACCTAGTTGTTGTTTCCTATCCGCATCAATAGGCACATCTCTAAAAATTCTGTATTGTGCATTTAAAATAATATTTTCTAAAACAGCGTCTGTTAAAACATTCGAATCTGTTTCAGTATAACTTCTTATTTGTGTTTTTAACCCTGATGCACTTAATCCAGCCATTATTTAATTATCTCCTGACATAAAGGACAAGATTTTTTAAATCTTAAATGACCCGAACAGTGTTCTGGTTTTTTTTCTACCTCTTTATGTAAAACAACAGGTGGATCTTGTCTCTCCGGTTTAAAAATATTTTTTATCCAATTCCAAATTTTTTTCATTACGCTGTTACCGTTACAGGTCCTGCTGATGCAGAGCCCCCTCCTCCTGTTTCACTTATACTAGATGTTGTAGCTGTTGCAAAGGTATAATTATCATCATCTACTTTTGTAATTACGTATCCTGCAGCTAAATTTATTGTTGCTGCGGCTACTCCACCAACAACATTTGCATTTCTAAATCTAACTCTATCACTTGTAGATCTACCATGATCTGGTTCATTAACAGATATTGTTGTAGATCCATTTGTTGTTGTAAATGGGTTTAATGGTAGTATTCTTGGAACTGAAGTTTCTATTCTATCAGGTCTCACATGTCTTAAAGATATAGAATCACCATTCATAGGTTTTGGTTCTAACTGTGGTTGTTTTGGTTCAAACTCTGATACATGTACAAACGATCCATTCCATTCTCTAACCATCTCTTTATATGGAAACTCCATACCAGATCTGTCAGATATTGCTCGTGCGTATTTTCCTGTTGCGTACTTAGCCATTATTCAGGATCCTCCGCTTGTTTAAATGGTAAACCAGTTCTTTCCATAACTTCTTGATCTTGTTTTAATTTTCTAATTTTTCTCTCTTTACCAATTTTTTCAAGTTTTTCATCCAAAGCTGACTTTGGTCCAAATGTTTTTTTACGTTTTATACCAATAAAACCTTTTTTCTTCATATCTTTTTTTGCTATGGCTATGCCTTTTCTAACATTAGGATCTTTTTCCATACTACCTTTTGTTTTTTTACCTGTCCCTTTTAAAAGTTTTTGACCTTCTTTATAAGCTTTTCCTAAACCTTTAATTGCTTTTATCACTCCCATAATTATGCTCCTGGATAATATGCTTTTGGTGTTATATGCGTGCTAGAAGCAGAACCATCTTCTGCTAACGCTCTCGCAAATTCATCTTCA